TGCTGTGTAGTTATTACCATTGGTTCTATCTACTGCAATTAATCCAGTCTTTGCACCATAAGGTGATGTAAATGTAGTCAAATCTGTTGTTGCACTATACGTTCCTGTAACTGAAGTTTTAAGGTCAATGTAAACTCCATGACCTATTGTTGTATCTTTTAAATTTCTTAAATCTATTTTAACTAATTTTGTAGTTGTGCCTTCTGAAACTAATAAATAAATAAAACTTTCTAAAGACATAGCACCTATAATTTTAGCACCTGTAAATGTCCACTTAGACCAAGCGTTTTGTACTTTCTCGCCACCATCAAAGAAATACTTATAGATGTACATAGTGTCTGCATCTGTAGAAGACGCAGTGCCACTGAAAGGTGCTGTTTGACTATCACCTGTAGCTGAAGTTAAAAATATTAATGTATCTTCTGTTGTATTAGATACAATTTGATAACAGTTACTTGGTATTAAGTTTCCTACTGAAACAGTAATATCCATACCATCATTTGTTAATGTATCATCATCAGCAAAGTATTCTCTTATTGCTGTACCTGAAGTTCTTGCTTGTGCAAAATATGCAAACTTACCTGCTGATACTGGTGTTACTTTATCATCATGTTCAAATGACGATACTTCATTAAGTATAGCTGTTGTAGGTGATATACTTTCACCTGAACTATCTAATTTATATTGTGCTGTATCAGAAAATAATAATAAACTTTCATTAAATCCTACAGAGTTTTTAAGTGTGTTAACTTGTGTACCTGAAGCCGCTATATCAATAGGGTCAGTGTCTAATACTTGTGTAGAGGTTGTTGCAAAGTAATTAAAGAAAGAAGCATTTTCTGTTAATACTAAATTCTCTCCTGATAAAATACCTAATCTGTTTTTGTAATATGTTAAGTTATTAATTTTTCTACCAATAAATGTAGGGTTAGGGTTACTGTCTGCATCACCACACACTCTGTCAGTCCATGCTAATTCTTGAAATGTAAATGTACCATTATTATTATTAATTAATGCGTGAGGCATTGTAGAGTTTGTAACTCCTAGTGATGTTGCAGGTGCTAGTGTCTCATTCCATACACCTGATTTACCTGAAAATTTTACATAGTAATCTGATAGTTCATCACCTTCTTCACCAGTTACTTTCATAATTACACCTGCCTTTGCGTAGAAAGGTAATTTACTAAAATCTTGTATCTCATCTCTGATTGCATACATGGCTGTATTACCAGAACCATCTGAAGTAGTTATAGTATAAGCCGCATTACCATCAGTAGGTTTTCCATAGATTACACTGTCAAATTCTTCAAATGTAAAATGAGAAGTAAAACCAGAATAATTGGATAATCCTTGTGATGTAGATACTGAAGCTCCTGTGTCAGTTCTTCTAACATTAAAACCAATACCATTTGCATTACTATCCCAATGTGTACTTGAAGTACCTTTTAAAAGTATGTCTGTAATTTTATTAGTATCTCTAAATTTTGCATCTGTAGCCGCATCATTACCAGTAGGTAATTGAAAGATAACTTCTAGCTCTTGTGCCATTGAAGGGTGTTTCAATGCTACTTTATATTCTCTACCGTAGTTTGTTAATTTACAAACAACTAAAAACTCTTCTACTTTAGCCGCAGACGTAGTGCTGTCTGCTGTAACTGTCGTATTTGTATTAGCAATGAAAGTATAATCTGCAACATTAACTAATTTAAAATTCTCTCTAGGATTAGTTGAAGTTAAATAACCTGAACCACTTGCAATAGTAACTGTCTTTTCATTACCTGCTAAATCAAATACTTTAATACCACCATTGTATAAAGCTACAATGTACTGATTAGTAGCGTCTCTTTGTATTGACCAAAATTTTGTTTTATTAGAATAAATATTAGAACTATCCAATGTTGCTATATAATCTAAAGGTGGTCTTTTAGCTAAACCATCAACTAAACCATTTTGTAAATTTATTTGGTCTTCTCCCTGATTGATACCTCTTTGAGTGGGTGTCTGTTGGGACATGCCATTCAAGAAGTTAGGGATTGATTGCGATACTACGCTTCCCATTAGTAAGTCCTACGAGGTGTTCTATTAATTATAGAGAATGTATTTTGGTCTCCGTTAAGCATGTTTGCGTCAGCCTCTTGGCTATCTGCTTGATGAAATGCCATTAGAGCTTCATTTTCATCTTGACCAATTAATTGCGTAATTTCTTTATCACCTATAAATCTTGCCGCAAATCTTCTTGCCGCTTTCATTGTAATATATTGTCTAGCGTATTCTGGTAAATGAGAAAATTGTTGTACTAAAACCAAATCAACACTTGAAGGTGCTGAAGTAAAGACGTCTGTGTGATTATCCATATCATATAAGTAGCCGTTTCTAATTGTGTAGTTTAAATATCTGTAAGAGGGGTTTGCGTCTGCTTTAACGCAGTTTGAAGGAAGGGGTACTTTACCATTACTGTCGATTGATAAAGATTTATAATTTATATGTGTGTTGAAATTCCACCCTTGAGATTGAATGGACATTGAAGTTTCGTTAAGAATATTTATAGCTGTTGATACATCTACTGTAGTAGTTCCTGTAATTGAGTTAACAGGTGCTTCTCCAATCGTGCTCAACATTATGTTGACCGACTGTAATTCTGAAGTAGGTGTAATTTGTGTTGCCATATATCCTTTAAGTTAAATTTTGTGTGAGTACACAGGGCGGATTGTCTGTGTTAATCTCCGCCCTGTATAAGTTAAGAAGTATTATGCTTCTTTAATACCTACTGCTGCTTCTGGTCTTAGCACGCCGTGTCCCATTGCGTATTTGGCTACCATTAAAGTACCTTGTCTTCTTATGTCGTACTCTTTTTCAACAGCTAAATCCATTAGCTTAACAGTTCCTACTGCTGAAGGGTGAGATACAAGTGCAACATAGTTAGCTAGGTTAACCGCTTGAGGGTTAGAGCCACCTGCTGTTGCTGAACCTTGGTCTACACCAGAGTTTACATTAGAAGATACAAAGTGAGCTACAGGTACTAATTCGATACCTGCAATTCTAAGCACTTTACCTGAAGCAACACCACCGTTAGCTCCACCACTGAAGTCAACATTTGTTGCATTCGTAGCGTTTGCTAGTTTGTAGTATTCTTCCAATCTGATAAAGCATTTTCTGCCTTCAGACGGTACGTAGTTTGCATCTAATTGTTTAGCCGCACCAAATAGTGCATCAATCATAGCGTTAGCCGCAGTTGCGTCTGTTGCTGAAGCGATACCAGTATTAGTGATAGTTGCTCCTGCACCATATCCACTGTCAGATACGTTAGCTGATGCTAATGATGCTTGACCAATAGTTTGTAAGATGTGCTTATCTTTAGTAAATGCTAAAGCTCTTCCAATTTCAGAAGAGTAAGCTGACCTTACGTCCCAGTGGTTTTTAGCTTCTTCGATATTCGATAAGAATACTGAAGATGTTAGAAGGTCATTAATTGTAATAACCTTTTCGTTGTGATTTACGTCAGAACCAAGTATTTCTGCTCCTGCTGTGTGATATGCACTTGAAATTCTACCCATCACTGGAAAAGTCGCTGACTTTCCTGATGATATAGTTCTTTGCATATCTGCTCCTGCTGTTTTTGAAGCTCTATCAAATGAAGTAATTACTTCACCTGCGAATACTTTTAAAAACAATGCGTCTTCAGAGCCACCTGCATTTGCTCTTCCTACTGATACTGGAGTTGCGTTTGCCATTGTGTTTCCTTTTGTTATTTATTGTTTATTAAAAGCCTCTTCAATTCAGTTATTTAGTCAAGATTGTCCTCCGCAGAGGGTCAAGTTATTTGGCTAATTAAAGTTGGCAGTTGCCACACATAAGTGTTGCACAACTATTTTTTATGTCGTCTTTTTCTTTTTAGGAAATCCTGCTTTCATATTTTTATATGCTTTAGCAGATACCGTACTTTTACTTTTTGGTCTTGATGTGCCAGATTTTTTTCTGGCGTTCATGTTTCTATAAAGGCTCATATTACAACTCCGATTTACTTAGTTTTTCTTTTACTGTTGCTTGGTAAGCAGGGTCATTTGAATACCTCTCATCTCCCATAGCTTTTGTAACTTCAGCCCAAGACTTATAACCATCTTGCCCTGACACTGTAGCTTTGCCTTCTACAAGGTTAGGCTCATTACCATTAGCTCCATCAAATTTAGCTTTTAAACCTGCTATTGCTAACTTTGCAGTTTCTACATCTTTAGAATTAACTGCTGTGTTGTAAGCTGTCTTCTCTGCGTCAGTCATATTGTCTGCCGCCCAATTAGACATTTCGCTGTAAGCCTCATTGCCACCTGCTATTTCTTTTAATGAACTAGCTTGTTGGTCTGCAACTGCTTTTTGACCTTCGATAAACTGGTTTACATATTCTTTAGGTATACCTGCTTTTTCTAAAGCCTCGTATGACTTAGCATCTAACTCACCTTTTTCAGCATATTCAGAAGACAGGTTGTCCATGTTAAGCCCTGCACTCTCAACTGCTTTTTCAGCAATATCTAAATCACTCTTTGTTTCTTCTTTGGGAGCATCTTCTTTAGGTGCTTCCGTATTGTCACCAAGTTTCTTTTCTAATTCCTGATATGACTTTGCTAAATCTTCAACGCTGTTGAATTTTTCAGGTAAGCCTTCAGGTTTACTTTGTGTAACATTTTCTTCTACAGGTTTTTCACTTGTAGTTTCTGGTTGTTTTATCTCTACTGTTTCTACCATTGTTTCCTTTTATTATTGTGGCTTAGTAAGATTACCTGCAACTTGAGGGATAGCTTTTTCAGCCATCTGCATCATTTGTTGTTGCTGTGCTTGTTCTTCTTGTGCCGCTTGTTCTTCCGCTAGTTGTTCTTGAGATTTTAATAAACCGTCAGTATCAATACCAAGACCGATAGCTATACGTTTAATTAAATCATCTGGGTTTAGTGCCTGAACAACTTGTGGATTTATTTGTGCTAAGTTTCCTATCTCTGCAACAAATTCTCTTAATTTTTGTAAATCGTTTCCTCTACCCAATGCTTCAATACCAGTAATAATTGTAGGCTGAACTGTGCCTTTAGGTAATGTTGGAATTTCTTTAGCTGTTTCCATTCTTTTCATTAATATTGAAACTAATGGTAGCTGAAACTCTTGTGATAATAGTGAATATATACCACCCATAGCAGTCTCTAATTGTTCTGCCATGTATCTAATCTCTTGTGCAGTAACTCTTTCTGCATCTCTTTGTATTGCTGTGTGTAATAAGAAAGCATAAGACATTCTCTCTTCTAATTTAGCAATAGATTGCTGTACTACTTGTAAATCATATTGTTTCTGTGCCTGTAATACGGTTACATCTTCTGCACTTCCAGTAATGATGTCACCATTTCTAGTCATAGCTAAATCTTTTTTTCTAGTAACAGAGTTAGGTCTAACCATAAATACTACTTTAGATGAAGCCGCCGCACTTTCTACAAGTGCTTGAGATAAACCTTCTAATGATTTTAAATCACCAATAAATTCTTCTACGTAACTTCTTCCATAATCTTCATTGTCAACTCTTACCATTCTTAATGCTTGATAAGGCATTCTTTCATTTTTAAATGTACCAATACTTTCAGGTATTTTAATTCCGTTTACTTCTTGGCAAACATAAAATTCATTATCATTTAATTTATAAACATGGGTATATAATTCTATATCTTCATCTGATTTATAATCAGGGTCAGCAATTACTTGTGCTGATACTTCTTTACCTAAAGATAAAATACTTGCTTTCTCACAAATAATTATTTCTAAAATATTTCCTGACGCATCTCTTCTAACTACGTACTGTGATAAAGGAAATACTCTCATGCTTCCTTTTTTAGGTAGGTAAGTTAATACATTACCACCAACAATAAGATGTTTTAATGCTTCATAAACTGAAACTCTTAATGCAAGTTGTTCAATTTTACTTGATACTTCTTTTTCAATAACAGACAAAGATTTCTCAATGTCAGTCTTCATGTCTTTATTTTCTTCCAGTTCTTTTTTAGCGTCACCTGCTATTTGTAGTCTAAAGAATGGGGAGTTTGGTGGAAGCAAAAGTAAAAGAAGTTTACTTGCTAGGTTGTTGACACCTCTTGCACCAACTGATTGGAATGGATTGTATAGCTCACTTGAAGAAGTAAAGCCATCTGGTTTTATTAAAGAAGGAATAGTTAGTTCACTACACTCTTCTGCTCTGTCTAAATAATGTTCTCTCTCTGACTGAAGTTTAAGGTATCGTTCTTTAGCTGTATGTTGCTTCTGTAGATTACCTTCATATTCCATTTAATTAAATGCCTGAGTTAGTAGCAATATTAAGACCTGAAGAAGTATTTAAAGAGGACGTGCCTGATTTTTTAACTTTCTTCTTTTTAATGTCTAAATCCGCATCACTAGCTTTAACCAATTCAGGAGATAAATCCTGTGCTTGGTCTGCTCTAACTGGCATTGGAGGCGTTGGCTGTACTGGAGCTTGAGGCACTTTTGGTGACATGCACATTATTGTTCTGACCTTTCTTTGAGAGTGTTAATAAAGTTTACTACGTCTCTTTGACCTGCTTTAAAGTAGATAGTCTTAGTATCATCTTGCAAGTTAGGAGACTTTTCAGGGTAGACTTTGTTTAATAATTTAATTAAATCGTCTACCTTCAATGGTAAAACCACATCATCTGTTAAGTTTTTCATCTAAAAGAGCAGGTTTAGTCCCACAGACTGCCAGTCACAGTCCCTTTATTATATTCGGTAGCTCTATTCTCAAAGAAGTTTGCATGTTCTACGCCATTTAATACCCAATCTAACCACGATAGAGGGTTTTCTTTGACACCAAAGTTAGGCTTTAAAGATAGCTGAAGCAATCTTCTATCAGCTATGTATCTAATATACTGTTTAACTTCATCAGCTTTAAGTCCTCTAATACCACCTTGTGCAAAAGCTAAATCAATAAACTTATCTTCTAAGTCAACCATGTCTCTAGCTGTTTGATAAATACTTGCTTTAAATTTTTCTGTCCAAATATTTGGGTTCTCTTTAATTAAAGCATG